ATAGGGTCCGGCCTGAGAATCTTTAGTTAGATTATCTGAGACATACACGACGTAGCCATTCCGCGATCCCGACGTCTGGTCGAGCGTCGCCCCTCGTATGTTCTTTGGCAGGCTCGTGAGGCACAGTTGCCTGTGGAGGCCAGCTACAGGGCCATGTCGTGCGCATGTTCCTGCTCGAGGAATCGAATCCGCATGGCGCCCCCCGGACAGCGTGTTTTTTTCTAGAAGAATTCATATCGGCGTGGGCAGTGGGTGGACTGGATGTTTACCAGGAGCCTAGGTCATGGCCAAGCAGCGAAGGAGCGATATGACGGAGGAAGTACACAACTGTGTCATCATTCTGGGGCACCACAATGCGTCCGTAGGACCCTCCTGGAGCGTCTCTGATGAGTTGAGCGAGCTGGGACGGCCAGTCCGGATCGTCTCGGACAGAGAGGGTGATCAGGATGGCAGCAAGGATTTTTGCGGCATGTAGTAGAGAAGCATGAGTTGTGTCTGCCCGAGAGGGTCGGTCAGCGACCAGTTCATCCTGCAGGCGATCCCTGAGTTCTGTGATAGAATGCGCAGAGACAAGTCCACCGGATGCCATACTGATCTGGAGGCGGCCGATCTGGGGATCCCGCACACTTGGGAGGTTCCCCTGGGATATCGAATCGATCCTGTAGAGCACACCCCTGTCCGCCAGAGCAATCCTGCCGAACTGACGGTACTGGACCACCCATGAGGTAGTGGTGCCTTCCAAGGGCGGGGCCAAGGGGTAGAGAGAGACATGCCGGACCCCATGAGACGCTCTCAGACACGAGTACGCATGGGCTGCCTCTGCCCTGTTTGCTCTCAGCTTTAGCAGAACACTCCCGAAGAACTCATTGTGCAGAAGAGGGCCCAACATCTCTAGGCCTCCCCGTGGGGAAGGCTCAATGTCCACCACTATTGTGGACCACCTCTGCTCGTGCAGGGAGTCCCGCCCTCCCCCACCTAGCCAGTCTCCATCGGAGGTGAGCATTGCATCTGCATACTGGGCGCCCTCAATGCCGTATGTGTCTGCCGGCCAGGTACGAGACACCATGGACCCTGGGTCCAGACTTGCGACCAGGTCGAGGCCTCTGGACTCAATTCCCATGGACGCCAGAACCCTCTGGATCCCGCCCGACCCAGTCCCAACTACCAGGACAGGTCCTGACCTTGGGAGCAGGGGGTACCACATCCTCCCTATCGACGATCTGCCCACATATGGCCTATCCGACTGGAGAAGCAAAATGGTGTCCAGAGGCATAGCTGTCTCGTCCCCGTGAGGACGATAGATTCCGAAGTCAGCAGACACAGTAGGCTCCATAACTGCAGTGCTGGGTTGTCCACCAGAGAAAAGCCGACTCGAGGTGAATATTCTTCCTACTGGGACCCCACCCCTGCAAGCCCGGGCACACCCCGCTGGATCGAGTGGCACAGAGGGGATCCCACGCGAAAGCCTGACGATAGACTCAGGGATCCCCGCAGTGAAGCTACCCACCAGATGGGAAATCCCTTGCAGTACAGATAGATCCGACACAGTATTTGCGTCCCTGGCTTGTCTAACTAGTCCCAGGACGAAACGCTTTGCGACCCCAAGCCCGTCCACTGACCCACTCACATGGAGCCACCACGCTGTGACCGCCAAGGCTAGCTTGCCTTCGAGTAGGTATGGGGGGGACTCAAGAAGGCTAGGGATTAGGAGGCCATGGGCAAGCCGACTTACCTCTTCTGGAGTGCTAAGGTGTCTAAGAGCCAGGCTACGGAGCGCCCGGGAAAAGTGTGCCTGAGCAGGCCGATGTCTTCCCCCCGACGCAGGAAGCAGAATCCCTTCTTCTACGAGACGACGATCAAAGACACCTGGGTGGAGCAGTACGTGATACAGACCTGCAGAGACGGCATGGGACACATTATCCAGTGCCACTGTGAGAGTGTGGCGGTGTTCTTGTTGGCCCACAACCCAGACCATGGACCATATGGTTCCTAGGGCCACAGCTTGCGCAGCCGATTTAACAATGGTGCGTGCAGAAGCCCCAGATGCAGAAGCTATATCTAGAAAAGGTGCCATGGGTCTTCCGGTATCAGCTGCAAGTCGACCTCCCCCAGTGGACAGGTACTCTGATACCATGGCTGCTGTAAGCAACCGTTCTGCAGAGCAGCGGGAAGGGTCTCGGATAAGCTCACCCCTAGGAATTCGCGCGCGCATGACTCTTGGCACGGGAATGTGGACGAGAGGGTTATCTCTTGCAGGAGGGATGGTCGGGATTGTCGGGGGACCTTCCCTGGGTGGCTCTACAAGCTCTATCAAGTCACTCGCACTGACACCTATCCTGAACACCCTCGAAGTCCTCGCCAGGCCAAGCGACATCTCCACCTGGTGTGCGATGACAGCGTACGACATGAAAGACTGGGCAGGGAAATTGAAGTCCCTCGCTGTGGCTGACACACCTTGTATATTGTCGGTGTCAATCGCAACGTAACTCCTAGCAGTGGGCAGACCTACGGGTGCGATGCGAGCATTGGCCCTTAGGGAGTCGTACCTATGCGCCAGTGTTCCCCCCTGTGTGTTCGGGAACATCTGCATGAGCAATGCAAGCGGGACATCTGTGCGTGATCCCGCTATAGAACTGTAGAGTGCATGCAGCCGAGGGTCAAATGACCCGGCCGAGGCGATAGCAACCAGCCTAGCAAGATCAGTGGTAGGTGTGTCGGACTCTATCTCGTAGGCTGCAGCAGCTCTCTTCTCCTTTGTCGCGGAACCAAAATATGGCGGGACAGGGCCTTGGCGTTCGAGATCATAGAGAGGGGTTCGGATCGCCAGTACTCCCTCCCCGAGGTCTCTGTGCAGGGCGTAGTCGAAAGGTTGCGCCAGGTCAAGACCTTCAATACAGCCTTCCTGGACTCCCCATCTAGATCGAAGGTGTCGAGCTGCCCGATCACTAGATCTGTGCTCGCTGGTTATACACCCTGCTCCATAGGCCGTTCGCGACCTGCTGAGCCACGATATCATGGCAGATGTCCTCTCTCGCTCCCTCGTGAGTGCCTGCCGGACTGGTGCCGAGGAGCCAAGCATGGTCACAAAGGTGCTTGTCCTCTCGAACTTTCCAAGAATGGTCTCAGCTCGTCCTAACGAGGAAATCGCATACAGATCTCGGCATATCTCCGGGAAGATGGGTCGTGATGCTACCAGGGAATCTTTCAGGGCCGCCGATGTTGTCTGGTGGCTGGATGCTAGGGACCTGATGGCGTTATTTCCTGCTCCAGCCAGGCGATGTCTCACTGCGTCTGCCAACTCCCCTGCCCCAGTCGATGGTGTCTGCAGAGGGATCCCGTATGGGTCATCCACCAGTGTCGCCAGGCTGGGAGCTGATCTATAGCTCCCATCCTGCGTGAGCATGTGTGAGAGGCCTCGAGCAGGAAGGAACACCGGGTAGAGCAGCCTGAGACAGGCCAGTCCTTCAGACAGAGGGTCTGGGTTGCCTGTGACCAGGAACGATGTTGGAGGGGGAACCGGAAACCCACCGAGGCTGGTCGGGACAATCATACAGGCGGCTGAGAGCTGTGGATCCGACAGCTCTTCCACTCCCGGGGTGTACGACGCAGGAACGGGTGCCCTGTCATGGTACCACTCTTGGATTTCCCATCCTGCTACCATGAGACCTGCCCACCAGGCGTACAGTGGATTGTGGGTTTTCCTTCCCGCAGACAAGGCTGAGGACATAATACTACCGACTGTGGTGGGAAGGGAAGGGAGGACCTCATCAATGTCGGGTTTTATTCTGGAGACCCACTTGACCCATCCCGGAATCTCCCGGCCATCCTCGTAGAAGTTTTTAGCGTAGGTGAGCAGAGTCAGGGACATCATAAATTCTTCCACCTTAGCCTCGTGGTTGAGTTCAGTTGCCGTGGTGGAGATTTTGTCCATGAGACGGGATGCCACCTCGGTGCGTCTGGAAGGGACAATCCGGGATAGATCGATCACAACAGTCTGATTGTCGCCCTGCCCCATCACCGAGAATGTCACGGGCTCTCCCCAGAACGCGAGGTATATGATGAGGATGGTGAGCACTGTCCAGAATCTCTGCTCTATGCCCTCCTTGCCTGACCCGTCGTCATGCCATAGCGTATCCGAGTCCGAATCCCGTGGAGCGCTACCTTCGAGCTGGGGGACCAGCATGCCTGCTACAGTGACGCAGAACTCGGACCGTCGGAAAAATGCGTGGGATTGGCCAAACTTCCCTTGGACTGCAAACATTTTGTCCATCCGGAACCCCACCGCCTCGGAGAACATTTCCTCGAACCGAAGATTCCAAGACGAGAGATCCACCTCCACCTTCAGGTGGTGGTCGGAGAGTGCCGTAACCGAGTGGAGGTACCGAGCGAGCTCTACAGGCCCCATGGCCATGCTTGTGTAGGGTAGATACGGAAAGATGCCACTCTTTACATTTTCCTGAGCTATAGAGAGGGGCCTCCTTATGGAAGGGTGTAGGATCGTGAACATCCTAGCTTCTGGCTTGTACTCCTTCTCCTTGGGAGCTAGGTTTGCACCTCTGACCTCAGGAGGCTCCAGGCGGAGAGATAGTACTTCCGATTCCTCCCACGTGTCGATATCGGTTTGCATGACTGTGTGATGAAGGAGCTTTGTGTACTCGGTCCCCACGGGCTCCCCACGGTATCTTGCAGTTCGCTTGCTCATTCCCTCGAACGAAGCCTTGTCCGCCAGCAGACGTAGATAGTCAGCCCATTTCTCAAACTCCGCTATCTTACCTATGCAAGCATGGTCCCAGTCTTCCAGAGGGTACGAGCCATCGTCGACTAGCAGGGAACGACTCCTGTAGAGGGCACCCAGGCGTGTGCGGGCGAACCCGGGCCCAGGTTCCAAGGGCGGCCAGTAACCGTGCCTTTGGATGTAGTTCTTCAGGACAAGATGCGAGAAGAGACACACCGCCTGGTGGAGCCGGATCATGTCGTGCATTGGGGGCGCAGTACCGATTCTTCGGGACTTTGCAGCGGATGTGGTGGGGTCCATGATTGGGTACCCACACTGGTTGAGCGCTCCAGAGAGCTGGGCTGCAATCTCTGTAGACTGGACTGACCGCGCACGTGAAATCAGCTCTGAGACAAGGTCTAGACAGGGTCGGGGGTCAGTCAGCGCTGTCTCCTTGGACTTATACTTCTCCCCCATGTTTCCCACCGCATCCCACCCATCTAGTTGGAGTCTGCCGGTTTCTCCAGCGCGAGCCTTGTACATAGACTCAGGAGCTTTTGCGACAGGGAAACCGTTTGTACCGTATGCAACTATAACTCTTCGCTGCCACGATGCCAGCCAAAGGATCTCTGTGTGGAGCAGCTCTGCGTCTGGACCTCTGTAACCTGCATCCACTGCCAGATGGTATCCAAATGATTCCTGCACACACGACACCGCTGACTGGTACAGGTTGAGGGGACCCACAACAAATCCAAGGCCCTGCTCGTGGGCTAGGGCAAAGAAGGCCGGTGTAAGATATAGTTGCCTACCACCCATTCGTGAGTGCACAACCCTCTGCCTCCCTTCGGACGTAGCACGCGCGAGGGTCCGTAAGGGGCGTCTCAGCCATATGTAGCCTGACCAATGAGACCTAGTCGAGGCCGACGCAGTAGGCTGCGGGCACGATGGAAATCCCTTCTGCTGAAGCCCCCGGGTGAAGGCATGATAGGCTACGCTGGCAGATTCCGGGGAGATTGCTGGGGAGCGGCGGCATGCTCTTTCCACCAATGGATAGAGAGTAGATTCTGTAGCCCACTCTACAGGCCCCGACCACTGTGCGATGGTCCTGAATTCCTGTGCGAGGCCCGCCTCCACCGCTATGGAGCACGACGTGGATAGGGCGCGGGGTCGGACTCCTTCAAAGGCGTATTTCAGCCTGTCAAAAGAAGTGGTCAGGATGGGCGTGTCAAGCCCATCGCGGATGCTCGAAGGCATGCGTGTGGTTTCAAGGGCAGGTTCACCCTCCAGCGCTTCCACAAATTCGTCGACTGTTGCGGACAGGAGATCGTTGATATCCATCTCCAGAATGACTCTAGGTCGGGGCTTTTTTTCAGAAGCCACGAGGTCCGACCTTCCCCCCAGTTATGTCGGACCCCTCTTTTGGGCTTCTAGTGCTCTACTAACGAGTGATCCTCGAGTACTCACGACATTTCGTAGTCACGATCGACCCTTCGGGGGAAGCCAGACGATGGTGTCGGATAGTCTACAGGTTCCTCACTCATAGCTTCCCACCACCCGCTTCCTCTCTTGACCACCCGAACAGAGCCTGCGACTCGGTGGGGTCCTTCTGTGACAGCACACCCGCAAGGCAGAGGGGGCGTCCCTGCAGTAGTGCATGGGCCACTTTCGGCGACAGAGGCAAGTCGGATCGGGTGTTCCCTGCACTGTACTACTCCCACATCGTCTGGCAAGCTGGCTATCATACGAAAGATCTCTCTAAGATGGGGGAGCGACTCAAGGATATCGAACAAGGATCGCGCCATGGTACGCTGAGTGTATCAGTGCGAATGACTCTAGGTCACACGGTTTTTTTCTAGAAGACAGCGGGATCGGTGGGTGGAGCACCTGGGACAAGATCATCGCAGAGGGAGGGGAACCCTCACCAGGGAGTGGGACGTACGGGCCGCAGCTAGGGCCTCGGTCCGACCCGGTGAGATCCGGGTGAAAGACTGCTGGATCATGGAATGAAACTCTGTGTTGAGAGAGCCTTCGACTTCACGATAGAGGACCGCAATGATCAGCGCTATAACTCCTGCAGGGACCCCCTTCGGAAGTTCTATGCGGGTGGCATGCTGCACCAGCCACAAGCATAAGTCAGAAAGCTCTCTTGCTGCGAAGAGCACCTGCGGCGCGAGGGCTCCAACGGCATTTCCAACCTCCGCAAGTATGGGGCGATCTGCGCCATGCCGGGCCCTGATCTCGGCCAGCACCCTGGCGGAGTCCTGTATATGGCCGTCCATGGCAATTCCGAGCAGGGTCAGGAACCACCAAAACCTGTAGGTGGGAACGCCAGCAGACTTCCTTAGCCCGTGACCGTCGACCAGGCAGTATAATTGGTGATCGACGTACCTCCCCGCCCTCTGGGTCAGAAGAACCTCACCCCCTCCTGAGATCGAAGAGAGACCATCAGACAGCGATCCTTGTACTGCGCCCTCCCACCAGACGCTCCGATCCCCGGCAGGAGAGTAGAGACACTCAGCAGCGCTTTTGAGGGCTCTGATCGCTCGAAGGGGGTCTTCTGCGTGTGACGCTCGACATGCCGTATCGATAAACACATCGGCCTGAGCTTTGCGGGCCCTGGCTGAAACAGGAAACCTGTGTGTGAAGGTCCTGGAGTACTCTTCGAGGCAAATATCCATGACTCTAGGTCACTTTTTTCAAGAAGGTGTAATCGCGAAAATCTCAACCGAGGCGCAATCCTCCTGGCCGGGGACGGGTTGCCGGTGGTTGCTCGCTAGTGCCCCCGGGTCGAGCCTGCGATGGAGGGCCCCCCCGAGGCCGGGCAGACCGGGACACGATGGCCGTGATCCTTGCTTCGGATGCTGCGATCAGGGTACGAACCTCAGCGGTCACAGATGTTCTGAGTAAATTGACCACGCTACTTATGGCTTCTATTTCCCCCCTCATGGCTGCAATTTCCCTGTCTTGGGCTGCAATCCGCCTCAGGGCCCTCTCATAGGCTGCACTGACCCCCTCATCCTCTTGGGTCTCCGGCTCTGGTAGGGGGATCTCTGGGATACGGGCAACTGGCCTGTTGTCCCCAACTGCGGGTAGCTGGGGTGCTGCCACCGGTAGGGGGGACCAGTCCTCTCGAGTGTCTTCGTCCCAGGGCACCCGTGCGGGTGGCTGGGTAGAGAGAGGAGTAGGGGACCTAGATGTCATGTGAGGAGAACCTGGCCCTTGGCTGGCACCCACTATGGGAGACCCGGGTCCCTGGAATTCCACAGAGACGTCAGAAGGGACCCTGGACGGAGGCCTACTTGCCAGACCCGGGCCTAGCTCTAGAGCGGCCACAACGGGTGGGAAGAGAGGGTCCGAGGATTCCTGGATCGGGGCGAGGGTGACGTCAGGTTGAGGAGTCCCTCTTGCCGAGGCTCCAGGCGTGAGAGCACCTTCATACTCTGGGACCTCTGGGGCCTCGTACGGCTGAGATCCTTCAGTGAACAGAACTGGGTGCCAAGCTGCTATATTCCCAGGCAGCTCCCTTCTGTCGTCGCCCACTGGAAACAGTCCGTAAGGGAGTACAGAGGGCGGATCGGTGGATAGGCGTCGTCTCTGGCTAGGATGCGACATGACTCTAGGTCACTTTTTTCAAGAAGAAAACCTGGGAGCGGAAGGGAGCATGTCAACAAGGCAGAGACTTACTTCTGTATCTGCGTAGGGGGTCCTACGCAGTCTGAGGGAGGCCGATCAGTGCGACTCCAAGGGATGCAGCGACCCTTCTTATTTCAGCTGTAAGGGCAGCCGGCACCTGCCGTCCGAAGTTAACGAAGGTTCCATGAGATGCGCGAGCGATTTCTTTTGCGACCATGATAAGGTCCCCATAGTCTCCCTGGGCAAGGACAAGGGAACGAGAACCATAGATCAAGTGATCGAATTCTCGCCGATCTGCAGACAACCTGCGGACACTCTCGTCATGATCTCTGAATACTCGGATGTCCCCACGTAGGTGGTCCACTCTTCTGAGCACGGCTCCATATGCCCTCATGATCCGGACGACAAGCTCATACCCACCCAGCCCTGAGCGCCGAGCAAGCCGAACTTGGGAGACTATTGCAGACTGCCCGGGTGATCCCCTGCACCTCTGGATCCATCGCGTCAGTTCCGTAAAGAGGGACACCCGCAATTCGGGAGAGGACAGAACCGACGACATAACCCTATAGCAGTCAAGCCCGGGAGTCGCATTGGCCGGAAGGGACCCCATTCCGATGGCAGCGGCTGCGGCAGTTGGGCGGTTGGTAGTGAATGCACTCGCGTTAGCCGATGACACCCCCTTGTAGGCGGCGAATAAGAGAAGGCCAAGAACCGCATGGGCGATGAGCTCCACGTCGACGCCTTCAATCGGGTGAACAACTCCCCAGCCAAACTCATCAAATGGGGAATTCACCACCCGCTCATCGATCTCTGCTGTGGTGATCACGCCGGCGTCAGTAAACCCGGCAGTCATCTCGTACATGTAGCGAGTGATGCCACCCCTATCAGTAACGTAGGTCCCGACCCATCCCAGCCGTGCAGGCAGTCCCGGGACCAGAACATTCAGGGACGTGGCCAGGATCCCCACTCTCCCACCCAGAGTTGTGGCAACAGGAAGGCAACGAGCAAGGAGCACCACAACGACTCGTGCATCCATCATGGGCCCGGCGCTTCCAGGGCCATACATAGGGCCGAGGGTGTGCTGTACGGTGAAGGTTACGGGCTGCTCGGCCGGGTCGTCGCGACTGGGGGTGGTTCCCATGAGTGCGTAGTCAACGGAAGGGACCATCCCGCCCATACCGTCCTCGCCGGCGGCAGTTTGGCTAAGAACACGATCGAGCGAGGCTTGCATGGTAGATGAGGGATTTCGGTAGAAAATGACTCTAGGTCAACTAGAAAGAATATACGAGGGGCGACGCTCGACCAGACGTCGGGATCGCGGAATGGCTACGTCGTGTATATCTCCGATAATCTAACTAAAGATTCTCAGGCCGG